CCTTTCTTGGAGGGATAGTCACGTGACGCTCGGCTCAGTCGTTCGCTCTCTGCGCATTCGTCGCGGGATGACGCAGGCCGAACTTGCCGCCGAGGCAGGCATCACTAGGCGCCAGGTCATCCGCATCGAGGCAGGCCAGGAGCCGCACCTCGGGACGTACGCCCGGATCGTCGCGGCGCTCGGCTACAATTCCGGCGACGAGATGATGCGGGCCGCACGACGTTGAAGCTCTGCGCACCCGGAGCGCCATCATCCAGCGGTTTCTCTTTGGTTTCTGGCATGTCGGATTTGCCTCCATTTCTGCGCCCAAGTAGAATCAACTTTCAGGACGAGAGTCGAGAAGCGGAGCGCTGGGTTGGCTCCATAAGGCGCTTTCCCCAGCGCCCCGCGTCTATGGGATACCGGTTTCCCCCGGTGCCCAGACCCTGCTGCGCGAGCTAACCGCGCACGTGGGCCAAAGCCCTCATAACGGGCCTCGTCCTTTCCGAGCCGAAGCCCCTAGCCGGGTACGGCTCGCATCCCGGTGCGAGGTTGGCGCACATGGCAGCGTGGCGAGCCCGCCACCCTGAGAACGACGAGCGTCACAACGCTGGCCGGCGACAGGGTTCGATCAGCCCTGACAAGACCGTCTCCTGCGTCTGCGGGTTGAGCCTATTCACCGGCTCCACCGTCCTCTATAATCTCGCTGTAGGATGCCCGGGAGTCGAACCCGGCCGGTCAAGATGTAGAGCCTGACACCGGCCACCTGCGCATCCCACTGAAGCCCCTGCGAAAGGATTCAGGCGATTCAGCGCGCGGCACTCGCGCCGACCATCCATAAGGCCGTTTGGGACAAGTACGGGGCGGAGCTTCCATCGGATGCGAACCTCAAACACTGGCTTCGGATGGGTTTGTCGATCCCCTTCACGGATCGCGGGGTGGCCGAATTTATCCCTCAGTACAAGCGCACGCTGGCCTTTGCGGGGCTGACCGAAGGTGGTAAACTGCCTGAAGGTGATGGCGATAAGCCAGAGCCGAGGGAGGCCCCGCCAATGATGCAGCAAGCCCCGTCGAAGGGATCGGCTGGCACGGAGACGGTCCGTTTTCCCATCCGGGTCGGCGTGTGGGGCCAGCTCCAAATCCCCGCGCCCATGACCGAGGACGATTGGCAGCGCATGCTCAAGGGCATTGAGGCTCAGAAGCTTGGTCTTGTGGCCGAGGAAAGGGAGGGCGAAGAGTGAAGTACAAGGGAAACTATCCCCTTGACAACCGTAAACCGACATCGGTAGCGTCTGCTGATCTTGACAGGGACGCAGCGGCGCGCGGAGAAGGGGGCGCGCCGTGAGGGGGCTACGCGGGCGGTTGCGACTCGAACTCCCTGAGGACTTCTTTGACTCGATCGAGGATGAACGTGAGCGTGTCCACTACCGGGCGGCCCTGGATCCGAGAGCTACCTTCCCCGAACTTTACCGTCAGTTGAAGGTTCGGCTGCATCTTCACCTCTATGAGTCCAGCGAGAATGAGCCTCGCAACTACTGTGCCGTCTTCGGCTATTACCCCGTCGCCCACGGCGGAAAAGCGGACCTGATCTCCAAAGTTAACGCTGCTGCCCGGGCCACCGAGCCGCACGCGAGCCTGCCCGATCATGATATTGCTGCCGACACGTCCGGGACCGATCAGCGTGATGCCAGCGTAGCTCCCGACGGCACCGACAACTTGAATGAGGCGGTGCTTGTCGGCATCGTTGAGGTCGGCCAGGAGTCCGAGGGCGTCGTTCTGGAATCCATCCCCTCGGTAATAAGGCTGATAGCGCTCAACGATTGCCCGATGGTCGGCTTGGACTCCGGCGAGGTAGCGCTCTTCGGACTCGGCGTAGCCGCTGAATCGGCCATCTCTCTGCCGCCGGTCGAAAATCGGAAACTGAAGGCCGAATCGTTTGTCGTCATCGGCGGCCAGCGCACTCAGTTGGTAGATGAGAAGATTGAGCGCGGAGCGCGCGTTATGCGCGAAGTCGCCGGCAATCACGCCCCAATGCGCGGGTGGCCGCTGATTGATCTTGCCGCGCAGGACATACTCGGGCGACTGAGGATTCGGCTCTACGACAAAGGAATAGGGATCAGCTCGAAGGAATCGGTCGATCTCGTCTTTGAGCAAATTGAGATGTTCCTCAGCCCGGCGAAGTTTCAGGCTTGGCCCAGAGAGATCAGTCATGGCGCGTAGGATGGAGGCCATATGCCACGCAAGCAGGAATCACTCGTCCGACCCGGCGAGCCGAAGCAGCACACGCGCTCAGGCTTGGAGATCCCGGTCCCCAAGCGCAGCGATTTCTTTGGCATGGTGGACAAGGCCGCTACGACGCGGCCTGCGGCCCCTGTCACTGGCGCAAGACCCGAAGTGACAAGGCTCGTGCGTTGGCAGTGGGCGCTCTCGCGCAGCTGCGTCTTCTGACATGGGGCGTCTCGTGAAACGCGACACCGACCTCACCGATACCGAGCACACGGTCCTCAAGCGGCTCGGCGAAGGCTGGCCGTACAAGACCGTCGCCGCTTCCCTCGGCATCTCCGTCTCGACCGTCAACACCCACCGCCGCCGCGGCTACCGCAAGCTCGGCGCCGAGCACATCGTGGCCGCCGTCCGCCGGATGCGCAGTCGCAATCGGGCACGCTCGGGAGCGGTGTGACACGCCGGCTCCGTACAACGGCGAGTGGCCCGCCATCCGCGCCCGAGTCCTCGCCCGTCAACCCTGGTGCGTCGGTTGGCCCCGCGGAGTTCACCGTGCCCGTCGCGTCCGCGCCACCTCGGTCGATCACGAGCCGCCGATCAGCCGCGGCGGGACGCACGCCACCAGCGCTCTTACCGCACTTTGCGGCTCGTGCAACAGCCGCAAGTCCATCGAGCGCGAGGGCGCGCGCGGCGGCTCGGAGGGCTGGCGCCGCAGGTAAGCCGTTCACCGCCGCGCACTTCCGCTCGTGGGCCTCCGGTCTCATCCTCGACAGCGACGAGCCGTTCATCCTCGAAGACTTCCAGGCCGCCTTCATCGCGGACATCTTCTCGGGCATCAAGGAGTGCTGGCTCATCGTTCCCGAAGAATCAGGGAAAACTACATTGGTCGCCGCGCTCGCGCTCTACCACATCCGCTACCGCGAGGGCGCCTACGTCCCGGTCGGCGCGTCCTCGCGCGACCAGGCCGAGCAGCTCTACCGCCAGGCCGAGGGGTTCGTCCGCCGCAGTCCGAAGATTCGCCGTGACTACAAGTGCCTCGAAGGCTACCGGCGCATCCGCTGCGACGTGATGCAGTCGCGCATCCAGATCTTCGCGGCCGACGACCGCACCGGCGACGGCGTCATCCCGACTCTCTGCATCGCCGAGGAGCTGCACCGCCACCGCGACATGGGCCTCTATCGCACCTGGACGGGGAAGCTCCGAAAGCGCGGCGGCCAGATCGTCGCCATCTCCACTGCGGGCGAGCCGGGCTCCGAGTTCGAGCAGGCGCGCGTGCGCATCCGCGAGTCGGCACCGACGATCGAGCGCGAGGCGTGCTTCGTGCGTGCCGCCGCGCCGTCGATCGTGCTGCACGACTGGGCCGTGCCGGAGAAAGCCGACGTCGAGGACCTGGAGGTCGTGAAGAACGCCAACCCGTTCTCGCGGATCACCGTCGAGACGCTGCGCGAGAAGCGCGACAGCCCGACGATGACCTTGGCGCACTGGCGCCGCTATGTCTGCGACCAGCCGATCCGCGACGAGGAGACCGCGATCAGCGAGGCCGAGTGGGCGCAGCTCACGACCGCCGACCGCATCCCGCACGGTGCGTCGATCGCGCTCGGGCTTGACGTGGCCTGGAAGTGGGACTCAACTGCGGCCGTGCCGCTGTGGGTGGACGACGCCGGCCGCCGCGTCATCGGCAAGCCCGCGGTGCTGACCCCTCCGCGCGACGGCTCGTCGCTGCGGCCCGACGTGGTCAAGCGCGCCATCATGGACATCCACCGCCGCAACCCCATCCACACCGTCGTCATGGACATGACCCGCGCCGAAGAGCTGGCTCAGTGGGCGCAGGACGAGCTGGGCGCGACGGTCATCGACCACTCGCAGTCCAACGCCCAGGCCGCGCTCGATTACGAGCGTTTCATGGCCGCGCTGCGCGGTGGGCATCTCGTCCACACCGGCGACCCCACCCTCGCGCGCCACGCGCTCAACGCCACGGCGCGGGCGCTCTATGACGGACGGACGCGGTTCGAGCGGCCATCGGCCTCGCGCGCGC